GAAGAGTGCCGCGCGCCAGCCTCTTGCAGTTTGGCAATGATGCCATCCGCGTCGAGGATTTCCACCTCCGCACTCTCGCTGGCCTTGCCATCCTTCTGCCATGCCTTCGGGAGCGGGAATCCCTTGCGCTTGGCAATGCGGATGATGTTGGACTTGATCGTTCCGGCATCCAGATTTCCGGGACCTGCTCGGCCCAAGCTGCTGGCCGCCGCCGCTACATCCTCGGCCTTGAGAATCGGGAAGCTCTTGCCATTACCAGCGAAATCCGAAGCGCTCGCCTTTTCGCGGGTTGCCTTCGGAATGAAGCGCTCGTACACCGGCACCACGTCACCGTAAAGCTTCTCTGTGCGCAGCGACTCCATGCTGGCGATGTGATCCGCTTCGTCCTGCTCGACTTCATAGACGGTGCGCGGAACAACATCCTCGGCATCGTCGGTATTGATGATGCACTTGGCTGTTTCGCCGTTCGCACCGCTCGACATTTCGTATGGTGCGCGGCAAGTGTCGCCGCCACAGGAGTAAATGACGTCGCCCGATTCCCCGTCTCCGAAACTATCCAGGTAGTAGCACCATTTACCACTGCCCTTGCCCAAGTCGCTGCACGCATCGGATAGCCGTTTGCGGATATCGCCAGCGCTCAATGAGTCGCCAGCGTCCATCGATTCCTGAAGCCTGAGAGCGAGTGCGGCATAAGCTGCCGTGAGAACTTTGCGGGCCATGTCTGGCAATGATGGTACGGACGTTCACCGATTCGTAGCAAGAAATGGTTTAATTATTCCATGGAATCTGAGAAGAAACTCTGCTCCAAATGCGGTAAGAATGCTCCGTCGAATGGCAACCCCTGGTGCCAAAACTGCCGCACTGAGCACGCCCGAAAGCAGAGAGAGCAGGATGCCGCGATGATTGGCGCGCGCAATTTCATCGCTGGGGCTAATGCCGTGCGTAAGGAGTTAGCCAGCAAGTATGGATGCGCCCCTGGCGCAATGTTCGAGGGAACCGCAATCGCTCGCTACATCCTGAATTTTCCAAATCCTCAGTTTCCAGACAAGCCTGCCGAGGAAGCTAAAGACCTTTGATCTGCCCGATAAGAATGTGGTTGACCAGATTCGGGCCGTAGACCACTACCGTCTGGTCGAGCGTTCCCACGTAGATCTTCCCATTGGCCACAGTCGGTATCGTGAGTTTCGCCAGCGTACCCACCGCATCACCAGCACGCCCCGTGCTGCTCCAGTATTCATCCAGAGTGGTCGGATTGAACGCTACGAGCTTAGCGGCCCGCGGAGTAAGTAGGGCATCCCCGGACACTGGCATTGTGCCCCACACAATGCAGGCGCTTCCGTTGTTGCAGGACGCCATCATTTGAGAGCCTGGAAACTGATATGTTCCTGAGCTGATGACAGGCGTGGTATTCCACGTTGATCCGGTAAGGCTGAACGCATACACGCTGCCAGTCGTGTTCGGAAAGAATCCCTCGTGAAGGCCAGGAATATAGACGCCGCCGTAAATACCACGGTGATCGCTCGGTCCACTGGCCGCTCCAGTCGCAAATGTTTGCGGGGCAGTGCAACCGTTGTTGGTACCGCCGATATTCCCCATGCACGCAGTGTTCAACGAGGTCAGGGCGTAGTTTTTATCTCCAAAGACCACGAGCGATGTGCCAGGGATGAGCATCGGCCGACCAGATGAGAGGTCCCAATCGTTGGTGTTGTAGGTGGAGTAATCCGAGGTAGAATACCAATCGAGCAGCGCCAGCGCGGGGCTCAACTTAATCACCGACAGGCACAGATTGCCAGCAGCCGGCGTGCCGCCACCGTTTCCCGTAATCGCATAGAGGTTGCCGCTTAAGTCCACCGATAGCCCGCCGCCAGCCTGCCAGACGCCACCTTTTGCTTGCCCGCCAGCGCACGTAGTGCAGAATACTGCCGTCTGTGAGAGCGAAGCATCATACGCAAAGACCCAGCCATACCAGGAACCCCGAGAGGCATCGTCAAACATGCTTCCAAAGCTCACGTAGATCCGTCCCGGCGATGCAGGAAAGGCTACATTACTCAGCGTTGCCCCTGCGGTGTTCTGCTGACAAAGCGGACAGAAGGTAATACCCGAAACCGTGCCCGTGATTATCACGTTCGCCACTTGCGTCCCATCGAGGAGGTTCGTCTTTCGCAGCACCCATGTCGTTGCCGTCGAGCACACCGAGTAAATCATCTGGCCAGACGGCTCAATGATGGGCGTTCCCTTGCATCCAGTCTCCCGGTTATAGATGCCATCACCCATGGTGTTGACGTAGCTGTTCGGGGCTTGGTTCGTGCCGAAGTTCGTATTCCAGATTGGCGCGCCGCACTTATCCGCGTTGAAGGCATACAGCGAAGAGTGCATCGTGGCAACGACCAGAAGATTCACGGCGCCCGATTGGCCTGTGACGCCAGAAACATTCGGCACGTAGAGCGGCTGTGCATAGACGTCGCCGTCTACCGAATAGGTGCAGAGCTTGCCGAAATTGGCGCTCGTCACCGTGGCCGGGGAAATGAAAGTCTCGAAATCATTGGTGCCAAGTCTGGCATTAGTGTAATGATCCGTCAGCAACGTCACTGTCGCGCCAAGGATGCCCACCACACAACACAGCCAGAGCTTACGCCTCACTGAATCACCATGGAGTAAACGTACAGCCGGGCAGCGCCACTGTTGGGATACATTCCAAGCCAGAGTTGATCGGGGCCTCCGCTCATGAACGCCGTACGCCCCTTCTGAAACACCTGATCGAAATTGATCCCGTCCATCGAGGTAAAGACCGTGAGATTAGTGTTGTCATCCTGAATTCGGATGAAATATCCGCGCCGAACCACAGCAGCCATAATCGATGTTCCGGTAACGCTCGCCGCGGTCGAGTTGTTGCTCGTGGTCGTATTCCAGTAGTCCATGGCAATCTGTGGAGACGATCCGCTGAATAATGCCAGGAAATTAATGATCTTGCCCGTGCTGCTCTGCCTCCATCCCGCCCCTACCCCCAACTCTCCACCAGCAGTTGTGATCCCGCCGATGTCGTCATCAATAAAGTAGGTGACGATGTAAGGCGCGCTCGGTGCAGTGCGATAGATGCCACGCAGGGTAACGGCGCTCGTGGCCGCCGCAGAGATGTAGAGGTAACCGCCACTCGTTGTGAGCGATGCGGAGTTCTCAGCAGTCCAGCCAGTCAGTGCAGGCGCGGTCAGTGCGAACACTGGACCGTAGGAGGCCCCTCCGAACGAAATGTAAGGCGGCGAATAGGTGGCTCCCCCTACGGAAGTTCCCATCTGGACATTCATAGTCCAATTCGGAGTCGCTGAGATCGTTCCCGTGAAAACCGCTTTGATATCGAGAACATCGGTTGCCACTGCCGAGAAATTATGAGTGACATCCGAACAGGCCGTTGCCGGGTTGGTGATCGTGCAGGTGACGGCGGTGTCCGAGCCGTTCTTTCGCCACGTGACAACAACCACGTTATTGGCCGCGATGGTAGTCCCAAGCGACGCCGAAAGATCCACACCAAAATCCGTGACGGCGATCGACGATTGGACGTGTGAGGATACGCTGGCCTCCGTGGCGCTTGCCAAGCCGCCGCCGCCAATGGGGAAAAAGATCGTCGCATTCGATAGGGACACACCCGCCAGGCCGCTGTAGACCGTGATTCCCGTTCCGCCATCGCTCCCGTTCGTCCCATTCGAGCCCGCCGCTCCTGCAAGCCCGAACGAGCAGACATAATTTGCACCGTCAGGAGCGGTCCAGCACTGCTGTTCACTCGCAGAAACACCGGAGATTCCGGGGATAGTGATATTCGAGGCAACGCCATTTATGGTCGTGCTGTTCCGCGAAACGGTATGTGCGGAAGCGTTGATGTTGATCACTCCAAACTTGCACGTCGCGGAGATTGGCGGATTGGCCAATGTAAGGGTGGTAGCCGTCCCGTTGACCACCAGCCAATTGCCGCAATCGCCACTGTTCAATGTGTGGTCCGTGGTATAGCTGAGCGCTACGCCAGCGTTTGCGACCGCAACGGCAGCGTCCACATAAGAGTTCGTCGCCACCTTCGTGCTGCTGTCGAGAGCGCTCTGTGTGGTTGCCGTGCTGCCATTGGCGAGCGTACATCCGGATCCCGTAGTGCAGGTGTTCGTGCCGCCACCGGGAGGATTGATCGGCTGCCCGTGCGCAACAGCCACCAGCAGCAACGCCACAATCAGGCGCATACGAACACCGCCGTATCGCCTATGGCCAGCTTGTAATAGATCGCCGTGAGGTCGTAGAAGTTGTAGTCCTCGGCGATTGGCGGATTGAACTGACCACCTCCAGCAGAGAGCGGAATGCCTGCCGTATCCCCAATATTTGCATCTCCGAGCCTGCTATTGCCCGCGATGGCCTGCCCGACAAGCTGAAACCACTTGCACGCCTGTGGAGCGCCAGGAATAGTTGAAAGGGCGTGGACCGCGCCATCGCCGGTCACCCAGGTGGGAGTGTGGAGCGTCATGGCGCGATGGTACCATAGCTTGGAGAGTACGGACGGAAGGTCTGTCTCCGGTCTTGAAAACCGGCGCTCCGAAAGGATGGGGGTTCGATTCCTCTACTCTCCGCCAAGCTTTATGAAGATGCCCGCCAAGTCCGTCACGCTGCGCTACGAAGCAACCCGCTCGCTCGATAGCATCGCACTGGGCTTGGTGCGCCAAGGAATGGGTGTGGAGAAGGCGTACAGGCAGGCAGCGCTGGAAGTCGATGCGCAAGCCCAGCAGCGATTCCCTGTCACCAAACGCGGCGAGCGCAAGTTCCCGCTATTCTCTACTTGATCGCCGCACCGAATACAGCCCAGCCAAGAATGGCGAACAGCACAAATCCCAACAGCGTATTTGGCCAGTAGTACGGCGTTGCGGGCGTCGGCCTGCCGATCCATCCGAACACCAACCAGACAATCATGAGGACCCAGAATAGGACTGAGAGTGTCATGGCTTGAGTGTACTATGCGGGGCGGTGCCAGAGTCGTGAACGGCCGTGTCACGCTCCTTTGGACTCAACTCTGACGGCCATCCTCGGTGATTGCTAACCGAATGGGCCGGGTCCCATGGATACTTCGCTGCTGGGTGTCCGGCGAGATGGCACAAACCGCCCACATCAAGTGTACACCCGCTGGCGCTTCACTTTGTATTCTAGACCGCATCCGCAGTGGGGATGCAGCGGCGGCCCGTCCTCATCGCCGAAGACCCCCTCAAAGACCGCATCATCCTCTATCCAGTCCAGATCCGCAGCATCTTCGCAGATCTCACACGCGCCATCGTCAGGCACGAAGCGCTTGACGTTGACCTCCTCGTAGTAATAGGAGCGGCCAGCCTCATCGACCCGCAGAGATGCGCGGACCAGCAGGGCGGAAAGTTGCTCGACGGCCTCAGCGAGCGGGCTCACGAGCGCAGCACCTCGGCCATTATCTGGTTTCTCAATTGGGCGTGGGCCGCATTGCGCTGCTGGTTGATCTGATCGGCTAGCATCCTTGGCATGCCAGGATACATCATCGCGTCAAAGTGCGCGTCGATAGCATCCGAAAGCTGCTGGATGCGACTAGTGCTTGAAGATGGCGAAGAAGACACAGGGCCTCCAGACTCGAATTCCATCCACTTCACGCGGCAGCCATTCGCATCCACAGTCGGGGCAGTCCCAATGCTCTGCGGTTTCCAGCGTTCTTTTGGCTATCGATTTGTTCAGGTGCTTCACGCAGCACGGATCATCTGCGCATTCAGGCGTGACCGTTTGGACGATTGGCATTTCGACTTGCCTCAAATATCTTGAGCGCTCCCAGCAGATTATGGAGCGCGGTTTCTAGTTCGGCTTCCTTGACGGGCGCGGTCACTGGGACTGTTGGCTGCCCAGTCGCCGGGTTGAGTTGCGGTAGCCCTCCAGGATTGGGCGTGAGCTTCTGGACTGGCGGCGCAATTTCCTCCTTGGTGCGGTCCAAATCATACTCGCCCTTGGGGAACATCTTCTCCACGATCTGGTCGGCATTCGGAATCTGGAGAAGCTTGAAGAGCATCCGAATGCCCTCCTTCTCGTCGATCCCGACTATCTGGCCTTGCCGGTTCCCTAGCGTCATCGAGTGAATAACAGCGTCGATGAGCTGCGGCAGGTTAGCCACTTCCGGCGCCTGCGTGCGGTCCTGGTAGTCGCCAATGTAGGACTTCGGCGGGTACATTGCGTCGATGATATCGGTGACGCCCTCGATGTCCAGAGTCTCCATTAGTTTCGAGACTCCCGCACGCTCGTCAATGCCGCTCACCTGTTGGCCGCGGAGAGTGAGCGCGTCCACGATGGCAGCGACCTGTTGCGGAGTGTCGCCCTCGCGAATTGCGGGGAACTTGCAGACTACCTCGATGACATCGGGCGTTGGCTGCTTCGAAGCTTCGTAGACCCAGTGGCAGTTCTTCATCTTGCGGCCAGCTTCACGAATCTCAATCTTGGTCATATCCAAGATCATATTGCTGGCCTTCCAGCGCTCTTGCAATGCTTCCTTCAGTTTCCCGCTGGGGGCAGCCTTTGACACCTGGAGCGCGTACCGCCCCATCACCACCAAGTCCTCCTGCCACTCCTCCTGCATAAGCAGAAAGCCGAGTTCTGTGGGCCTGTCGAGTGTTTGTGCGGTGCTGAGGTTAGACGTCTCCATGTCACCCAGCCATGTTGGCGGAATACCAATGACACATGCGACCATATTGCGAAACTCTTTGATGCGTCCCGGGTCGCCCCCTGCGTCCTTCATGTTGAACGCTTCGACTGTGGTGCCAGGGCCTGAGGCGAATGTTGAGCCAGGCAGGGGAGTAGGATTCGGGTCCCATACTGTTCCGGTCGGTCCAGCACCTGTCTGCATCTGGCCCTTGGCCCCCATGATGGCTTGCTGGCCGCCCTTGGTCTGCATCACAATAGCGATTTGGTGGAGCGCTTGCCAGACGGAAGCGAAAGCCTCCAGGAACTTCTTGCCCTCTTTGCTGTATTCGAGTGCTGGATAGATCGGCGGGCAACCCCAGATCCAAGAAGCCACCCCACCGACCTTGCGATGGTAGACGGGCGAGTCCCATTGCACGGGGATTCCATTGATGGTCGCCTCTCGCTTGGTTGGTTTAAACCACAGGGCTGGATACCAAGCCTCGGCGCTCTCCGTGCGAATCTCTCCAGATTTCGGGTCAAATATCCGCTGCGTCCACGTGCGCCGGAAGTACCACTCTTCCGCTGCATCATCGGGGTTGCAGATGATGTCCTGCACTTCGGTGGCATCAATCAGCCGCACACTAACGTCGCCGCTGTCCTGGGTGTCTGGGAATAGGCGCCAGAATAGGTTTCCGTCGTACATCTTCCGCTTCTGCAAGTCGGTGAGCGCGATTTGTCCCAGCACGGATTTGTTGTTTTCGATGAGGCGCTTGAGAACATCGTTAGCATCGGGATCAGGTGAAGAAAGTTCCACGCCCTGGCCGAACACGTATGCTGCCGAGAGGTTAATGCCGCGACGCAACCACGGGTGCTTCAGGTAGTACAGCCGCGATATCAGGATGATTTGCTGAATGCCCCAGCGCGAGAACTCAAGCAGTGAGAAGTTGACCTCGCGCCGCCACTCTACATTTTGTAGCGCAAGATCGAGATCCCCAGTCGCGCCCTGCGACAGGAACGGATTCGCCTCTTTGAACCTTCCGGGTTGGTTGATAGTGGCACGCGCCTCGTGGACCAGCCACGGCCCCGCGCCGGCCATCTGTCGCGCTTCCATCAACTCGTGGCATCGCTCAACGTATGCGGCACGGTGGACAGCCTCCGGGTCAGGTGGCGCTATCGCCTTGGCCAGCAGCGCCTTGAGGTCGCGCTCCATGTCCGTTTCGGGCACGGGTTGACGGACGGGATTGAGCCTATTGAAGGCGCGACGGAGGAGCGTATTAGCGAACTGGTGTAGCCGCTGGTTCATGGGGCAATGGTATCACCACGGAAGAATCGGGGACTGATTTGCGTTTCTGGCAGCGATTGCCATCAATTCCCATACAAGGTTTTCTGGCTCGTCGCATACCGAGTCCGCGTATTCTTTGGCCAATCTCATCAGCCGTTTATAATCTTTGGTTGCCGATACAAGCCCCTCTCCAAAGCTCCATTCGTTGTCTTCGGCACTTAGACAGCACGTGATTTTGCTCCTGACGTCAATAGCAGCATTGCAAAGAGATTCGATCAAGGCAATAAACCTTGCCTCCCCTCCGCCCTTATTCCTAAGTTCTTCTACGTTCATAACTCCAACCCGTAACTGTTCAGCCCATCCGCCAGCCTCGGATTCTCGGCTAGCAGTCGCTTCACCCCTGCCATCTGCCAGGGCCGCGCGTCCACGTGGAGGTGCTCCATCAGGTCCACGTAGGGTGCCCACCAAGATTCGGGAACGCGGCTCATGAGGCCGAGGCCTTCGACGGTCGGATCGTACATCGCGTTGATCTGTGCGGCCGTCATGCGATTCGGCCAGCGCTTGCGCTCGGTGAGCTTATAGAGGAACTGCTTCCACTTCAGCCGCTGCTCGCTCACCATTTGAAAGTGCATCAGCCCACCCGTGCGATTCCCTGGCGATAGCGGAGCGCAAGGCACGAATCCGCGCCCCATCGGATGCCGGTGGTGATGGTCGTAGCCCTCACGCGCCTTCCAGCAGTACGCGGGCTCGTCGCGGAACGCCGTGCTGACATCTTGCGTGCCCCACAGGCCGTCGATGTGAACGGTGTAGATGGAGCCTCGAAGCTGGAGCCATGGCAACTGGAGTATCGCGCCGGGCGGAATATTCTCGACCCATGCGCGAATCTTCGGGAGCAGGTTGCCAGATAAAACCTCGTCATCATCGATTGTCACGATGTGCGTGGCATCGAGCATCCGCGCCGCGTCAAGCAACCGCTGCCGATGCGCCATCTCGGCCCAAGTCGGCAACCCGTCGTACAGATAACTGACGCGCTCTTCGCCGTATTCGATCGCCAGAGCGATGCAAATGTTCGGTGTCGCGTCCGTGCTGCAATGGTCAAGGATTATCAGATGGTCCACCCACATGAGCAGCGCCCGCGCAGAGAGCCCCAATATCCAAGCGGAATTGCGACACGGCATGATGGCGATTATGCGGGAGGTCATCAGTCCCGTTGCTCCAATTCGTAGATGATTCTCAGCAGCCGATCGATTATGTCAGCAGCCGCCCCTTCGAGGCAGTCCGATCCTGCTATGGAGTGAAGCCTGAGGTTTTTGCTAACGCTTTCCGACCGCCTTAAGAATTGCTGCGAGGATTCTTGCGCCTCTGCGGCCCATTTCGCGCCCTGCCATTCCCCACACCATTCCTTAGCAGTCACATCCGGCCACTCCGTTTCCGGTCCAAGATCCGAACTGCCGGTTACAGTTGGCGGATGCGCCCTGCACTTGCCGAACACTCCACCGCCCTGCTCTGTGGGATTGTCGGCCTTGAAGAATCGGCAGTTTTCGCAGGATTCGAGTACTGGAGTTGAGCTACTCATAATCCACCGGAATCGCTAGAATCGGGCCGACGACCATAATGTCCCTGTGCCTCGTCTCGACCCTTCCAGGCAATCTCCATTCGCGTTTGGCCTCATTCCAGAATCCCACAATCCATCGAGGCATTCCTTCATCGGGCTTCACGAGACGCAAGCAATACCAGCCACATTTTCTCACCAGCAGACCTCCGAATCGGGCATCGTAATCATGACGGTCCAGATGAGACTTTCGCCCTCATGGCCAGCCTTAGCGTCGTAGCCGGTAGCCAAGTAAAACTGACTGGCCGCCAAATTGGCCGTCGCGCGAGAGCCGAAAATGGCCTTCATTTGAATGACTCCTGGCGTAATATCCATATTCACGTAGAGCCCTCCGCGCCACTCCAAATTCAACTCCCTATCACGAAAATCTATCCAGCCTTCTGGCTTGTGCGCCTTAAAAAGCGGAATCAGGTTCTCTAATCCTGCAAGAAGCTACTCTTGCTTCGCAGCCAGTGATCAGTGCCAGAATGAACTCCTTGATGAAGCGATAGCTCCAGCGAATTCAAGCTCAACGCGTTCCATAAACCTCCTCGACCACTCTCAACACCGCTTGCGCATCCCTGATTCCGGGCTCCGGCTCTCGATCCTCGCGGATGTCGCGCAGGAATTCCGCCCACTCCGTCTCGAAGCTGTCGTCTTCGCCGAGATACTCCCAACTGGTGACCTGTGGCGGCCCCATCTGCGGCGACATCTGCGATAGCGTCAGCCGCTCAATCCCGTAGCTTCCGCCGAGGCCGTTAATTTCGAGCTTTCCGCGAGTGCCGAAGATCTCGAAGAGGAAGGTATTGCGCCATTCGGTCCAGGAGGCGTGAAGCTGAATGGCTTTCGGCGGATCATCTTCTGTACGCATTAGCAGAAAGATATTATCCTCCACCTCTGTATTCCAAAAGCAAGTAGGTGCGGCATAAGCTTTCTTAGTTCTATTGAAGTCTCCAAGAAACCACCGACTCAGGTCAATCAAATGCACGCCCTGGTCGATCAGTTCGCCGCCGCCTGAAATCTTTGGGTCGCAGCGCCACTCCTTCTCCATTCCAAGTCGGCCGCCATGGCCGTAGACGCCTCGAATATACATCAGGTCGCCAAGGAATGGTTGATGAAGGACAGCGAACTTATGCGCCTCGCGGATTGCCCGGTGGTAGCGGAGATTGTAGCCGACGCGGACCTTAACCTTCTGCCACGCAACATTAAAGACTTTCTGGAGGTCGTCTGCGTGTGTGGCTCCCGGCTTCTCGATGAGCACATGCTTGCCCGCTTGGGCCGCCGCGAATGCGATCTCCGGCGCTACATCCGGCGTGGTGCAGACTATCACGATGTCGATGTCCAGATCCTTGCATGCATGCCGCCAATCTGGATATATGCCAACATCGTTTACGATAGCTTGCATATGGACTGCCTTATCGACGTCCAGATCAGAGACAGCGATCAGCACCGCCGTATCGCCCAGCGCATTGGCTCTCCGCTGGCCCATGCGACCGCAGCCGATTATCGCAACGTTCGGGCGCTCTCTCATTTGTCCAAGGCTCCAATGAAGATCCGAGCCTCTTCTCGGCGTACGGCTTTGTACATGGCCTCGGCCAGCGCCCGTGACATTTCCTCTTGCATGCGTATTTCTGACCCTAAGACCACATCGGGATCGGGATCGACTGGCACTATTTCGGTGGAATACTTCACATCGTAGGTTTTCACGGCGTCACTCTCCGCAGCGTGTACATGTCCGCTCCCTTGCTCAAATTCCGCTCCAACTCCGGCCACGGGTCCCAGACGGCAGAGATCAGCTTGCCAGTGATGGGGCGTGAGGCATCCGAGGCCAGAAATGTAACGAGTTGCGCGGCGAGGGCCGGGTCCGCAAATTCGCGCTCTTTGTTGGTGGTGATATCCGCAGCGCCAAGCCTCGTGTCCATCGCTCCCGGAGACACGCAGTTGACGCGGATGCCAAACTCGCGGCACTCCTCGGCCACCGTCTCGCTGAAGCGCACGAGCCCGCACTTGGAGGTCGCATACGCCGAGAATCCTGGCCTCGGGTTGCAGGCGCCGCCGCCGCTGATGTTGATGATGCTCCCCTTGGTTTTGGATGCCTTCATGTTTGCGACCGCGAGCGCACACAATTGCATAGGCGTGAATAGATTTACCTGGAAGCACTCGCGCCAGTCTGCCAGGGTGTTTGTCTCTGCCGGTCCCATTGGCCCGATCACTGCGGCGTTATTGACAAGAATGTCAAGCTTGCCACCAGCCCGGAACCACATGCGAGCCGGAACGGTGCTGTCAGCAAGATTGAACTCTCCACGGCTCGGTGCATAGACCTTCGCGCCGGCCGCCTCGAATGCCGCCTTGATCGCAGCGCCGAGCCCGCGGGAGGCTCCCGTCACGATTGCCCGCTTGCCGGTTAGGTCGTAGGGCACGGCTGCTCCTTTTCGATTTGCTTGACCAACTCCATTTCCGGATGCCGCTTTCGGTAGGCAGCAATCGCTGCTATCCGTGCTCGCACCTCCGACCTGGAAGATTCAGTCCAATCGTTCTCGGCAGGGAACCACAGGTCCATCGAATGTGCCTGAATACGAAGCTTGTCAAGCAAAGCAAAATCTTCGACGGTATCGGCTCCACAGCCTTCGCCGGCAGCGGCCTGATACCAGCCGGTGAGAATGCCAATCTCTTCGGCGCTTAGGTCGTAGGTCATACAGAAAGTCTTGCCCTTCTGGCTCTCATGTAGTTGCGACTGTAGCAAGTCTGGCATTTTTGGCAGTTGCATTTCGCGGGCATAGGCCCTCTCTTTCTTGGTTTCTTATGAGAGCGTTGATTTGCCCGCTGCTCTTTATGTGTTGACCATTTACAGTTCTCTGGGGAGTACGGCCCGTTATTGTCCTTGCGGTCAAGAGTCATCCCGTCAGGACGCTCGCCCATGTCACTGACGAACGTAGCTGGATCGTTCAGCCATCTTTCGCAAACGGTTATGCCACGGGCGCCATAAAGATAGTAATCAGAATTGCCAGGAGAGCAACATCGAGATTTCATGGCCGCCCATATATCATAAATCTTGGTTTGGCAAAGTCCGTGCCTGTACTTCGGATTGGCTGAGCCCGCGTACTGTCCTGGAGAGGCGCTCACTTTGCGATCACCGCATTTTCCTGGTTGAGGTGGACCATTTTGTAGCCGTACTTCTCGGCCACTTGCATGACCTCCACGGCCCTGCCATTATGCTCCCAGCATATTACCCTGGGACGGTGGTCGGTTCGCAGCAGCGCTATCGTCACCTCGGTAGAGTTGCCTTCGATATCGATGCTGGCGAAGTCGATCTGTCTGTCGCCAAAGAACTGATCCAGTAACTTCCGCACCGTCAGCGTTGGCACCCAAAGATTGCCATAGAATCCGCCGTCTTTCTCCCAGAGCTTCAGATGCTTCGCGTCGTTTCCGCTCAGTGCGTCGTCAGTGATGCGGAACTCAGCGACGTGGCCCGGCTCTGCGGTGATGGCCGCCGCTATGACCTGCACGCGCTCGAAGATGTGGGCGTACTCGCGAATCAGCTTGCTCACGGGGATTGGCGAGAACTCGCACAGCACTGCGCTCCAGCCGGCCTCGATGAGTAGCCTAGAGTTGCTGAGGTTGATCGGCTCCCATGCACCAATTTCCAGGAGCGTGCCTTTGAAATCGGGAGGGAACTGCGCCGCTACGATAAGATCTTCGCCGTTCTGGCTTCTCGATTCGCTCATTTCGAAGTCACCACCCAATAGCCTGCTGTGTTTTGGAGCCGGACATCTGTTGTGATAGAGATAATCTGACGGGTCCTGGCGAAGTCAGCAAGCGCCTTGCCGAACTCTGACGAGCACCCGAAATAGTAAACACCGCTTCCGTAGGCATCGATTCGGCAACCGCTGTCTGGAGTAAGCCTTCCGATTGCGCCTTCCGGCGTTCTGCTGGAAAAATATATTAGGATGCCAATAATCGCCGCACATCCGAGCATCACGTATTTCATTCGCATCTCGACCAATAGTCCTGAAAGTCCACCATCGCCGCCTTGTGAGGCGCGAAGTCCATCGCCGGGTCGGGCGTGTGGTTTGGCGGGAACCAGCCGCGCTCTGCTTGCTCCACTAGTGGCATCGGATCGTTCATTCGCAAGGTCGCCACGTCATGCCCCCTCCAGCAGCACGCCACCCCATTGGGCGTCCAGTACACCCGGCAGCGCCAGCCGTTATCCATCAGCCAGCGAACGCCGTCGCGAATAGCCGGCCCCAGGAAGTCGTGGAACATGATGATGCAGTCCGGCTTCGCGTGAGCGTGCGCTCCCATGGCATCGTTCAGTGGCTCTGGACTATCGTGGCAGCCGTCGATTACGAAGCCGTCGTATTTGTTGGTATCGAATTCAAAGAATCGCGATGCCGTGCAGGCGTGAATCCATATATTCCATTCAGGCCCGACATTTTCCAAGAACCGCTTGCGAAATTCGGGCTGTTTGAGCTCCGGATCAACACACCATACGATACCATTCGTCATCCAGTTAATGTGCTTTGCGGTCCAGCCGAGGCGACATCCGATGTCAACCCATTCGGAATGGAGCGGCAGAGATCCAGCGATGGTGCAAAGAATTGCACATTCATCAACCGTCCAATAGGTGCAGTTCGGATCGAATTCCGGATCGCTCGGCGCATCGTAGCCGCAGTGCTGCTTTGGCGGGTCGAGGAGTTTGAAGTAGGGGCGCAAGTCTGGAGCCGACAGATTGCTTTTGTAGATCATATCAGGTTTACATAAAACCGAACTTCGAATTCTTTTAGTTCGGCTTTGATTGAAGAGTGGTTTTCTCTCAGCCAGTTAGTGAGTTGCGCGCTTGTATCGAAATACTCTATGATCAGTTGCCAGCTAACACATACTGGGCCACGATCCATAACGCGCTCGAAAATCTCCCACATGAACGCCTTTATCTCTTGATGACTGGGGCGCAAGTCAGGGGCGCGGAGGTTGCTTTGGTAGATGGCCATTTTAATCGCTCGTGACGATCATTCTGTACTCTGCATAGCCGTCGCGAATTGTGTAGGAAGAAAAGACAGCATGCACGGTAATGTTATTTATCGAAAGCCGCACCGCTCTCGGAACATCCCCTTTCGACAACTCGGACTCCAAACGTGAGTCTTTAGTCATAATCACCACCTCTTGGCGTCTGCTGGTCATACGTTTCTGAACCTACTCCCTTTCCCGTCGTCTCTGCCGCTCGCTCCGACTTGCAGGAATAATTGCTGATACCAATCGTCAGTCCCGTGCGCTGCCAACTCCGCGTTGCCAAATTGGCACGCCTCGCGGTAGAGGTGATAGCCGTACTTATGCGCCAATAGGCTGAGGATCGCTTGCTCCGTGCGGTGCTGTTCGAAGCCTTTCAGTTCCTTGCCATTGCAAATCACGCTCGGGCCAAAGGTGGTGGCGAGTGGATTTAGGCAGTAGCTCAACCACTCCATGAGAAACTGCTGAACATGCCAATGGCCTTTTTGAAACAGCATAAACCTTGCAACGGCGTGCTGGGAGTCGGGCAGCACGGGATGCCTGTTGGGCGGCAAATATCCTTCGGCCGCCATCGTCACCCAGCAATCAGCCTTCACCCACTGGCGATTACTGCACCCCTGTGCCGCGAAGAGCATCTGCCCACCGTCCTGCGCGCAGCGTTCGTACAGCGGAGAGAGGTCGGCAATGGGGTAGCAATCACCATCGAGGTAGCATACAACATCGCCCTTTGCCGTTCCCTGGTTCTGTAGGGCATCTAGGATTACCAGCGGCTTCCAGGCGAACCAGCAGAGGCCGCGGACGCCAGGAAGCTCGAACAGCCAGCGGTTGAGTTCGTAGAAGGGGTGCGCCTTGAGGAATACATCATCGTAAACGAGCACCTGATCGACACCGAACTTCGCGGCATCGCGCACGGTGATGGCAGTGGTGGCTTCGTAAGCGCTTCCGCCGAAGGTAATAAGGAAACGAGTCATGCGCACTCCAGTTTCAGGCGTGGCAATGAATCAAAGAACCGCATGCCCGCTGCCGTCAAGCGCACCGTAATCCATCGTTCGCTGTAGAGATACATGTAATATTGGACCAGTTCGAAATATCCAGCCACGATGGCGGCCTGGGCTGCGGCGATGTCTTTGTACCAGCGATACGTGATCTCTGCACCGATACCCTTGCCATCCAAAAGAACGCAGCCGTCATAGCGCGGATACGCCAGGGACTCTATTGGGGACGGCTCCGCTTTCGCACGGTCATTTGCCCACCAAAGCACGCCAGTCGGAGTTACCTCATATTTTAGATCGCCAAGCTCGCGAAGTCTGCCGTCGTCCACAAGCGGCTTTAGCCAATCCACATACCAACCCCTGCGCTTGCGCCAGTCCTTGACATCTGACACGGTGCCCATGCCGTTCATGAAGCATTCAATAACCCACCAGTCCGGCGCTGGCGTCGTGGCCTCTTCTTTTCTGGTCATAGCGACTCGCTCCCCGGAAGCCCCAGCCGCTCTACAAAATCATGCGCGGCATGGTAGCAGTCCATCACATCGGATATTCGCCGGTCAATTGCATCGCGCTTTTCTGGAATGGTCGTCGCGTCAAGCTCGGCCAGCAGCGCTTTGGTCTTTGGCGCAAAGACTTCCCGCCACAGCAGATCGTCAGACATGTTCATTTTGGTCTTCCTAAAGAACCGACTATCCAGCGCCTCGTTGGGACAGCCAGGAAGTGGAACGCCGTCCTTAGTGCCAGCCTCAGCATTGCATCGCGGGCAATGCAGCCTAGCTACCGAGCCCAGGGCGACAAGGTCTTCGCGGTCGCCTTCCCACCCACAATGCAGACACCTTAGTTTCATAGCGGTGCACTCCCTGGAATCACATCGCCTTGCTGCGGCCACATCATCTCGTCTCCATAATCGCGGTTAACCTCTATTTGCGAGATCTGATTACCGCGAGCCGCAGCCATCCGCGCCTGCGGCTCATTATCAAAGAGGCCTACAATTGACCAGCCTGTTTCTGCCCAGTTCGGCTGAAGGCTTCCGACTATCCACAGTTTCATAAAGGCTCCGATCCCGGAAAACCAGCAGCCTTTCGCGCCCTGAACAGCGGCTCGAACTTGTGGTAATCCGCTGTCGCTCCTGCCAAGTGCGGAGCCCACTGGCCAGTAGTGCGCACGCAGTGGTTGTGGTAGTGCGTGAGATCGCGGCGCTGCCAGAAGCAGCCGTACTTGATTGCCACGTTCTGAAGCTCCTCATCAACCCAGTTGTGGAAGTACTCTGGCCAAAGCGGGCCGTTGCCTTGGTTGATGCGTTCGCAGAAGGATCGCCCCATCCACGGAGAGCCGCAGATCCTGTCAATCATGGCTGGCGCGTCGGGCCACATCTGTCGCGCATATGGCTCCTCTTCGCCCCAACGGTCGCCGGTCGGCTGCATGACACCGAAGGTAGTCCAATCTCCCGGTTTGGATAGCCGCTTACCTCCGAAGTGCTCGCTGCACTGCGCCGCGATTTCATCAGCCGTGTGGTTGGGGTCGGGGAAAACATCGTCGCCGCCAGTGACAATCCAATCGCACTTCGGATCTTCATGCAGCACTTGGCGCACGAGCGTGTTGACGGCTTGCGCATAGCCGGGGTAGCGGCCGGGCAGGGCAGGAACGTGCATCAAATCCACCGCCCCTACTCCGTGATCGCCAAACGCCCATGCAGGCACGTCCTGTGCATCAACCATGATGATGGTGTTGTAGCCGCGCTCTTTCCACTTGCGCAGACACGCCACGGCCTCAGCAGGCGGGCGCTTCGATGGAACTGCAAACCATACGCTCATCTTCCACCTCCCAGTAGCCGCTTCACCTTGGCGATGTCGCCCTCGTCAATCGTGGCTGCCTCCGTCGCGAACTCGAAGACGCCACGCTCGATGGCGGCTCCGAATCGTGTGATGTTGAACACGAGCGCGATCTCCGCGCTGCCATGCGCGAGAATCATCCCGCGGCGCTGGGCGTCGAACGTCAGGGTAGCGCAGTGCTTCGCCAGCACCTCCAGCATGGACTTGATGATGTCCTCCACCTGGGCGTGGTCGATAGGGCGAATCATGTTGGGCTGGAGCACCGGGTCGGCTTCGAAGATGCCTTTGTCGTACTTCGTGCCGACTTGAGCGATCCGCTTCAACAGCCCAACCACTTTGTACCTCCCGCCAACAGCCTTCGAGCGGTCAGCCGCCATCAGCAGCATCGCCCGTTGCTCGTGGCGGTAGAATAGCTCAGCCTCGAAGCGCCGGAGCACCGCGTGGAGGTCTTGCAGGATGTCGCGGGCAAGCTCCAGGTCTTGGCCGAGCAGCATATTCGGGCGGAAGAGATTGGGCTCAGGCACGTGGACGATCCCCGAGACGTCGCATAAACTGGTCAGCCACGACGAAGCAGCCGTCCACAGTCGCGTCTCGATTGCGAAAATAGATAACCAGTGCCAAGATCGTTCTGACATATGGGTAGAGGTCCTCAGCGAATTGCTTGCCGGTTGCCATCTCTGCTTCGGTTTTCATAGCTTCATAGTCTCCCGACAGTACGAGTCCCACTCCAGTGCCCGCTTCCACTCCTGCTTCCCTGGCGCGATGTGGTCGCCCGTGTTGCCGCCATGGATGCCTGCGATCATGCGAGGCGACTCACCAAAATCATCACGGCAAGATAGCGGCCAGCCAGGGCGCGGCCCATCTGGAATGCTGCTCACAGCTTTGACGCTGAGACCCGCCACGAAGTGCAGATCCTCGCCGCGCTTGACGTCAGTCCTGAACGGCTTCCGCTCCCACGTCCTGCGCCAATAGCACAGCGAGGTGCCGAGGATCTCGCCAGTGTAGAGCCACGCTTCGCCAACAGGCTCGTCAGCGCGATGAGAGCGCAGGACGCCACTCTCCAAGCGCATCAGCCCCGCGTTCTGGTCCCAGAAGAGCATCTGATTGTAGCCCACGCAGTCCGCGCCGGAGGCTTGCAGCAGGGCGACTTGCTCGGCCAGGCGGTTGGGATGCGACCAGTCGTCGTCATCGAAGTGGCAAAGAATATCGGGAGGCGCAGGGAGGCCGCGAGCCATCTCAACGGCCCACTCATTTGCAGAGTTTCGCTGTTGGCCGATGGTCTCTTCTGGATGGCTTCCGTGAACATGCCGTTCCATTTTGCCAGTAGCAATGTAAATCCATGGCTCGGTGGTGTCCCAGATCACCAACTCTTTGCGCTCGTAAGTCTGCCGCCGAAAGCCCTCTACGGCGCGCGCAGCCATCTGGGCGCGATCCTTGGTGAGCATAACACATGCCACTGTTGGCTCAGGCATACGTGCGGTGCTCCTTCTTGTGGCAACGATCACATAGCCACTCTAAATCGAGCCTTTTTGCATAATCACTGTGATGGGCATGTGTTTTGGGGTCGCCACAACATTGGCACTGCATTCGCTGTAAAGTACCCCTCCGCAGGGCGTACGCTACGGCGTTATGGGCCGCCTTCTTATGCGGGTTCCTTTGTGACCACGCTTTTATCGTTTCGTATGAAGTCTTTGACTTAGGTCGTTTTCCATCAGAAACATACTTTTGTAACCTGATGGCCCGACATCTAATGCATGGACTGCATGGCTTACCCCGACAGCCGACCTGAAATTCTTCTGGCCCCTTGTCTTGTCCGCAGTCATAACAATGCACAAAACCGACAGGTGGACGGACGCGAGGCCCGGATCTATGCGTCTTGATCGCGCAGACTGCCGGCTCATTTGCCATGGCTCATTCACTCCTCGGAGCGCATGTCGGCAGTTCTATCCGCTCGCCAATCTCGACAAAGTCATGACTGGCATAGTTTCGCCCGGGCGCGCGAGTGAGCCACCAAGCAGCCGCAAACCATTCAGCGATTATCCACTGCTCGCGGAACTTTATCCAATAGAATCCTTCTGGGCGTTGCACCGTGTCGCTCATTTTCGTTATCACCTCGGTCTGCTTTGCCTTTTGCCCGGCCGCCTTGAGCGCATCCTGAAAGGCTGCCTCGATGGATTCTCGTAGCCCGCCAGGAAACTCACCACGCCCGCGAGCGGTGAAGGCCAGGGCTGCTCACTTGCCATCGGTGCGCTCCTTCTCCAATTCCGCTTCGATCCGCTCCATGCTGATGACCCGCAGCCAGATGGTCAGCGGCATCCCGCGCTGTTTGGCGATACGCTTCGCCACCTTGAAATCGTGATGGTGGAAGCGGACGTATGCGCCGGGCTCTTTCTTGTCAGGCTTCACCGCTTGCCTGCCTGGAAGTCTTTGGTCTTGAGCTTTATTATCAGACGCTCGCCACGACGGTCAAAAAGCGTCTCGATTGGACGGGCAACGATGCCTTCTGCCATACTTGTCCCGATCTTCGACGCGAACGGAACGCGAACAAGCTCGACAATCTCAGGCAGCGACATGCGCCCAAGATATGGCACGAGATCGCAGCCTAGCTTTCCAGCCACGTCCTCAAGTGCCGCCTTGTCCAACCACCATTTACCAGCCACCAGAACATCGAATAGAATGAATCCCTTGTCAGTCCGGTACGTTCCGCCCTTCTGAATTCCTGCCCCGTACCCTTCGCCATAGAGCACTGCAGATACAGGCCCGTTCGCAAAGAAAGCAGATTGCATTTTCGGGATCGTGAATTGCTGCATGAGCTTCACCACAAGATCGGCTGGCATCTGGGCATTATTCGAGCGCCCCCCGAATGTCACATTGCCTTGCTCAGAGAGCATCACACGAACATTCGTGCCGTCGATCTTTTCCGTAACGTCCCAAACACTAATCGTGCCAATGACGGGGCTTTTGAGCCTTGCCTCGTTTACGCGGAAATCCTCGCTACGCTCGAAGATGGTGTCGATTTTGTGATATTCGGCAAATCCCTCTATCGAAGTTTGAAACAGTGCCATGCGTGAAATGCTAGCACCATCTCGCACCGAACGCAAGCCAGCCTCAGTACTGCCCGATCTGGTAGCTGCCTGCGGGGTTGAGGATATGCGTTTCCTGCTTCGGTACCAGCCTTGCCCATGCCATGATGAGGGATTCCGCCCTGTCTGGTGACGACCCGCCCCTTGCCCTGAGTTCGTCCTTGTGCTCGATTTCAATTTGGCCACCCGGCAATTCGCGGTAGCGGATGTCAGTCAACTGAGCGCGCGTGTCTTCATCTTCCACGCCAAGCACGTGCCCGTCCCGCATGCACTCCCGCAACCACCAGTAGGCTTCCGCCTTCGCATTTCGGAACATCACGCTATCAATTGGCGCAGCTCCAGCGATGAACGCTCTCACGTCATAGCCCTTGTGCGCGATGCCGCGCATGAAATGATAGCCAATGCCCACAGTGTCACCGAGCACAACGACAGACGCTCCAGGAAATCGGTTATGCAGTTCGCTCAGGAACAGATGAACTTCCTCAAGCGGGTCGGCCTTCATCCACGAGTCGCGGAGCACCACGTACGGGCCGAGGCGTGCGGTCGCTGTCGTTTCATCCGCGCCAGGGCCTGCAACGTCGACGCCCACCTGAATGTACATGCCGGGACGGAAGTACGGCTGGAGGTCCTTCTTCTCGTATGGCAGGCCGGCCGCTTCCACCCATTCCAACCTGAACACCGCATTGTCAGCCTGCGTTGGAAACTCGCCCAGCACACGCGACATGAAGCGGGGATTGTTCGGACCCCACTTGTAGTACATCTCGCGCACCCAGCGGCGGCGCGTCAGATGCGGGAACGGTGCGTAGTCAAGTTCGCTGTCAGGTAGCTGTAGCAGCGATTCCATCGTGAGCCCCGCAAGGTTGGGGGTGTCGAATGCTGAGATCGTGAGGCAGTATGTTGAGCCACGAAGCTTCGTGAAATCCTCATATGGCGCACCGCTTGGCACGGTCGGGTTGCACATCTTGACAATGCGCACATCGCCCGCGGCGCGTATGCCTTCGATAGCTTCCCAGACGTCGGCAGATACGCCAATAGCTTCATCCACAATAATCAGCACGCGCTTACCGTGATAGCCCTGTGCGTTGACACCCTTAGCTGAAGAGAATCCGATGGCCTTGCACTTCTCGCTCAGTGCCCAGCCGGTCGCCGTGCGGTCAGGAACGCACATTGGCAACGCCTGGATCGCCGCCTCAATCTCAGACCAGAGATTCTTGACCTGGCGCAGCGTGGGCGCTGTCGTAATGACGATGGTCTCTTCCTGCGTGATGAGTTCGTAGGGCACCATGCCGGCGACACAGAAGCTCTTGCCGGATCCATGGCAGCCCTTGACAGAAACGCTGCGATGCGTGGCGATTGCGCGACACAGTTCCTGCTGTTTACTCCAGAGTTTGCGGCGCAGGAATTGGCGCTGAAAGGTTTCCGGCGAGATCACTTGGCTTCATCGATTGTCTTGCAGTATTGGCGGACAGATGCGACATCGAAGAGGGGGTTGCCATCCTTGCCGGTGAGTTCGCCGGTCCACCGTTCTCGGAACTTCTCGGGCAGATTACCCCTTAGCAGTGTCTGCATGAGCGCATCGGAGTATTCATACTCCCACCCAACGATCTTTCCTTTGTATCGCACAGCCTTGCGCAGCCCCTCATGGGCTCGACGTACAGCTTCATCTTCGAGAGTGCGTCCAGCAACCTTTTCAGCCCTTGCGAAGGCATCAGAATACACCCCGCTATCCATCCACAGGTAATGCGTTTGCCTTTGGATCTTTGCCCACCTGGCGGCTTGCGTCACGCTAGCACAAGCTTCGAAGCAGCGCAGAAACCGGACTTGTTTAGGCGTCAATTCGTGAGTGAGGACCGGTGCCGCTTCCATCCGCCACCGATTGTAGCGCAACGGGTGCGGGCTATGCGCGGCGGGAATCTGTCAAGTGCCATTTGGCGTACGGATTGAACGGGTTGCGATTGTAAAGACTTTTGCTGTAGAATGCACAGTGCCATCGCGGCTTTCAGGGGTTTTTCCTTGGCATCTGGATACAACCGTAAACCGTTCAGGCTCGACGTTGGGCTTCCTTCAAAGCTCCAGCGTGGCTTTGTTCGCGGTCGCCGAAAGGTTGACAGCGAAGAGGATAAGCCCGCTCCAGTTAAGATCATTTGCCTCGATGGGCAGGCACTTGCCGAGCCTCGCGTTGCGGCTGTAGAGGGTAAGCATGACATCGCCTTCCGCCTACGTGCCAAAGCTCCCGCGAGTGAGCGGGCGATTGCTGCGGGAATGAAGGAACTCGGGTTCGCTCATTCGGTTTCGGTCTGCGGATTCATCGCGGATTTCTTTCACGCCAAGCTGCGGATTGCAGTTGAGATTGACGGGCCGTGCCATAAAGGGCGAAAGGCTTACGACCGTCAGCGAGACGCGGCCTTTTGGCGGAAAGGAATTCATACAATCCGATATGGCGCGGATGACGCCTTCCTGAGGCCAGAATACATTCTCGACTGCGTTCGGCGTGCCATCGCCGTTTGAAGTTGCGTTTGTGCCTCTTGGGCGTAATGATATGCTGAAGAGGTTCAAATCCAACGGGCTCTAAACATTGAGCGGCTAGCCCGTACGCTGTTAAAGGAGCTTCAACATGATGTATCGCAACAGCCTCGTTCTCGCGATCAAAGTAAACGGGCGAATTCTTCGTGAAGTAGGCGATGAAGTCTCGCTTCCCTTCGGGTGCGAATATTCCATCCTGATCAAAAACCTGGATTCAGTTAGGGCTCAAGTCGAAGTTTCGGTCGATGACGTCATTGCTTCTGGTCGCGGGAAGATAATCATCGCGCCAAACTCAGATCTGGAGCTTGAACGGTTCATCCGGGATGGCAATCTGGATTCTGGCAACCGCTTCAAGTTCATCGAGCGCACTGAAGAGATTGAGGCTCACCGAGGGGCAATGGTGGACGATGGGGTTGTACGTGTCGAAGGATGGCGCGAACGTGTCGTTGAGTATCGACCAGCAACGGACTACACGCCTCGGTATGAGCATCCCCAATTTCGCCAATCACCTCTCCGTGGCGGCAATGACACGTTTGGAAGCCTAGGCCCACGGCGACAACACCCGATGAGAGCCAAGGCGGCTGCACCCCCTGCGCGACCCCATGCATCATCCCGCTTGGCCGCTCCTGGGATCACAGTTCCTGGCAGTGAAAGCTCTCAGCGCTTCTACGTGGCTGGCGGGTTTCTGCTGGAGCCCCAAAGCTCCGTGCTCGTGCTGCATTTGAGAGGAGCGGTCGGAGAATTGCCTATCGCGGATCCGGTTACCGTTCATGACAGCCCGATATGCTCTACCTGCGGCAAGACCAATCGGCCGAAGCACAAATTTTGCTTCGCGTGTGGAACAGCGCTTCAGCTAATTTAGGAGAATGAGATGATAGGTGATCCCGAAGACTTCACATCAAAGACCATACTTCTCATGACGACGTTGTTGCGCCTTATGAGACACCTTGGGAATGGTTCTACGCCGGAGGAGAAGTTTAGCTTTGTAGACGAGCACGGCACCAAACACGCGGCGCGCCCTGGAGATTAGCCCCGAACGCTGTAAGGCATTTGCCGCGCAAGACGCCCCACTTCGGCGCGCTCAATCGGATTCTCATATTGCGCACCACGGCACTAACGTATAGGAGCAGAGCGTTCCTAAACTTCAGCGCTAACTGTCATTCGTTCCAACAGTATATTCTACTTTGGGGCCTTCATGAGCATGTTGATGAAGGCGATGAGGGCAGCGGTTCCGATGGCGCCGGCGACGGCCCAGATGATTCCGGTCTTGCTGTCGATGCGGGTGATTTGGTTGGAATCAACAGCTCGCGCTTCGACCAATTTGGTTTGCAGTGCGGCTTCGCTTTTAACGGCATCGATTCTGGTCTGGGCAATTTGCAGGGCGAGATCGTTTTGCCCTTTGTTGAGCGCAGAAATTGAGCCTTCAAGCGCGGTCAGGCGCAGCCGAAACTCGTCTTTGAATTCGCGGATTAGGTCTCGAAATTCGCCAACAGTAATGGGGCGCTCGTCTTCCGGCATCAGATTCTCAGTTTCGTTGTCGCTTCGCGGAGCAAGACCGTTAATTCGGCCACGGTCAAAGCTCTCTTCATTTCTTCGATATAGACCCGGAAGTACGTTAGAACAACCCATGCTGTTACAGCAGATACTAGCGCAGTGAGGGCGTTCCACCAAAGAAAAATTGTGTTGTATCTCCCGCATTTTCCGCGAAAGCCAAACCAGGCCTCCTGGCCATGGCCTAAGCCGCAGAGGAAAACAAAGGCCGCGCAAAGAACAAGAAAGGCGCGAAGAGGACGTTTGAAGCTGGGGACGCCAGTCGCGGCAACGATGCCAGCTGGGATAACCAAGTAACTCAAGCAGATAACGAGGTCAGAAATCCAAGGGGCCGATGTCACGTGCTGATTCTAACAGAACGTGTAGTACGATTGAGCCATGGCAAAGAAAGAACCGGTAAAGACGCCACCCTGTGAGCCAGAGCCGCCACAGACGCCGCTGCACGATCCTCAGCCCAGGCCGCGCACTTCGTCAATCGACCCAGGCCCGCCCGCGCCGAGCACAAAACCGCCCGGCGAGCCGTAAGCCATCATGGAAACCACGGTCGGCTGGGGGACCGCTTTGCTGCTGGGCTGCTGCGGAGGGTATCTTCTCGGCGGCGTGCGTTGCCGTGCAGAAAGAGCACGAATGCGGGCAGCGATTAAGGCTCGCGATGAGCAATTCTCAGCCGATGCGCGCGAATATCTTCGGCTGGCGTCAGAACTCCGAGGGCTAAAAGACTGGCATCATGGGATCTTTCAATGGATTGAGCAACATGAGGTACAATGGCCCAGCACAGTAAGACCACCGCGTCCACCAGCGTAGCAATCCAGTCCGCGGTGCGCCAAACTCCTCCAGTTGGGTGCTTGGTCATCGCCATCAGGGAGTTGGCCGCATGCGTGAACGCGAGTGAGAAGAGCGCGGCAGTGTGCCAGTCCTCCAGCCTGTTTCGCCACCAGCCGACTGAGAGCGTGAGCCACTCTACCGCCAGCATCACCATGAAAATCCAGATTTGCAGGTAGCGGCGGTACTCGGTGAACAGCCCCGCCCATTGGCCATCGCGCGACAGGTGAAGGGCCAGCACCACACCGAAGGCGAGTGTGTATGCGCCGAGGTTAGTCATTGACCAGGAGCGGCCATCTCGGTCATGCGTCTGGTAGTGGAGCGCTTCGAGACAGGCGAGCGTCCGCAATAGCAGAATTGCCACCATAAGGCCGGCGAAACTCTCCTCGAAGTTCGGCCAGATTTCCGCCACGGATGGAAAACTGAAGTATGCCGAGTAGATCACCGCGAACGGGGCGGAGACGCCCAGGTAGGCTTGCCAGAGGGGATGGTAGCGCCAGCGATGCGTCCACACCTCGATGAGGCAGAGCAGATGCGCGAGAATCCAGAGCAAGCGGACGGCGTAGACGATCACTGGCCGGCTCTTTTTTTAAGCAGGCGCGCTGCTCGATTCGAAGGATACCGCTTCCGTAGCTCAATTTCGGCTACCAGCGCTATTCCTGCATTGCTGCATGTTGTGGCAATTGAGATTAAGTCGTCATCCGGTATGCGGTATTTGCCACGTGTTGGAGGTTTTTTATCGCTCATGCGGACACCGGTGCCTGATACCCGTTTCTTCGCAGCAGGGCGTCATTTGACCTTTCGGGCTCCCGAACCACCAGCAGAAACAACTGCCGCTGCCAAGGGCGGAACTTTGGCCGCTTGCGGCGCGGAAGTCGGAGCTTGAGCGTCACGCCACTTTGCCGCGCGGATTTCTCGAATCCCATGCTTTCCATCGGCATTTTCCTGAACAGTAAAGCGCGGGCTTCTTCGATCTGATCCTGCCACCGCAAGACTTACAGATCAGATTTTGCCCAACTGGCCAGGGCCGCGATCCCTGCCCGAATCTTTTTTCCCACTTCGCTCGGCGACAAGCTGCGCAACAAAACCGTTTGGAAATTCGCTTGTAGATGTACTTTTCTCCGCAATCCTCACAGACGCCCTGCTTTGGCTGTTCAGGTTCGCTCATAGATACATCATAGCTAGCGTGGCAAGGCGTTGCAACATGTCCAGAACGATAATTTGATATACGGCCACGTACGGGCCATCCCAGCGAGGCTCAGGGGTTGCCTTTTGCCGCCCGGAAGCGCCTGACAGCCTCTTCGAGCCGATAGGCTTCTTCGTCCAAATCCTCATTTCGGCGAATGTTCCGCAAAGCCGACGCTCCGCGAACGGCCGCCGTCAGCAGCAGTTCCACCTCTGCCTCGGCTTGGGCATCTGTTAGCGGTTCTACATTCGGCCTGCCACATTCGGCAATCGCTCGTGCTCGCTCATTCAAAAAATCAACCTGCCTGCTCATCATCGCTCCTCTCCCAGCAGCCACTTTGATGTTTGCGCCCTGCCGCTGGAGCCATAGCGCGAAATGCTGCGGAAATTCGCCACCGTCCTTGCGCCAGTAGCCGTCGCCCAAGGCAATCCAGCCATGCGAGGCGAGAAATAGCCGATCATCAGCGCCCGTCATCTTCGCCGACATCGCGTCCACCCGTTCGCGCCGGGCCTCTGCGTGCGGTCGTGCCTTGTTGGCGATTTTCATGCGAGAACCGGAGGCATATCAGCTAATTTGCACTTTCGCGATTTCGTCCACGCTTCCATCCTATCGGCATGGGCCATTGCCGCGAGGTACACCGTATCGCTACCGCCGTTCACGCGGTGCAAATGAGCATAGGCCCTAACCGCCATGTGGCCGACCAGATCTTGGCCGCGAATCAGGAACACAGGTTCATCCTCGGGAATTTCCTGTGCCAGATCTTGAATTCTCTCGTTGTAGTCTTTTCTCGCGTGTAGCATTTTTCTCCTTCATCGGATCAGACAATTTTGCCAGCGGCCACGGCACGAAGCGCTCTGCCAACAGTTCGCGCCGCCGCTCGGGGGTGACGAAGCGCTCATCAACACCATACGGATTCACGCTTCCACCGCAGTAGATAGAATCTCTCGTGCGATTGTGCGACAGATCAAATCCGCGTCTTCGCTCTCAATTTCATATGAAGCGGCGATCTTTGATGCCGCTACCATGCCATCCTTGTGCTCAGTTTTGATTATCGTACTCAAAATCGAGACAATAACATTTCGTTCTCCACCAACTAACGCAGGAAAAGTTGCAATCCAGTGCTCTGCCCTCAAGGTCTCACCTCTCCATGGATTCCCTCGGGGGAAACGAAGCGCGGGTCGGTACCGTATGGGCTGCTCATTCCGTTATTTTCTCCGTTTCTTGCCATGACGGTTTCCGTGACATGCTCCACATAAAACCACCAAGTCCTTAAGATGATCGGGCCATTCCCTGCCCCTGTTTTGGTAGGTTTTATGATGCACTTCAAGTTGGCCCAGTTTTGAAAACCTTCCATAGCAATCAAAACACTGCATGCCAGCAGCACGTTTCATCCACGCCGCTAGTCCCAGCCAATATGCTGTGTCGCAAAACTCATCGTGAGGCAAATGTTCAAACACGTCCTGATCGTCCGCGTCACATATGCGTGCGTATCTGCGACACTCAGAGTCAAGTTTTTCGTGAGCCAGGGCGTAGGCAGATCGATGTGCTTCAATCACATCTTCGTTATCTTTGTCTTCATCGAGCTCGGGCCAACGAATTCCATTTTGGCGAAACTCTCTGCGTTCTGCTCGCTGCGGAAATCCGTCTGGATGCCAAGGGAAAGACCGAGTGTTTAGCCATTTGGCCAGTAGCGCTTCGACGCCGCCATTGCGTTCAATGATTTCGCCGATAGTCACAGACCAGCCTCTTCTCTCGCTCTCTTATCGCGGAGTTCCTGAACGGTTCGATCAATATCCGCCTGAGTGATTGGCTTAAAATCTGGGCTCGCAGGGGGAGCCTTAAAGCGCTTCCGCTTGTGGTCGAAGGTATTCATAACCTCACGCAGACGAGCATTCTCATCGGGCCTTTCCGGATGCCCTGGAGGTAGCGCCTTCAACGCTCCGGCTGGCAGCGCCAAGGGATCGTGACCTGTTTCGCTCGGCAACCCCTCAGGGAATTGATCGGTCGGCCCGCTCTCGATGCCGTCTACCGGACGGTATCGCGCACAGACGATCTGTCGCAATCCCAAGACCCCACACTTGTCCCATGACCGATACAGAGCCACGGCTCTACGCACCATGTACCGCAGCGATTCCACGCTGGGACACATTGATGCGATAGCGTCTCCAATCACCGTCTGGGACGGCTGGTCTTGCGGGAAGAAGGCGATGGCGCCCAGCGACTTCGTAGCCGCGGCCACGGCCTGCGGATTGAGCGGCGTACAGGTCTCGGTTTCCCGCGTCGGCTGTTTCGTATGACGGCACCGCACAGCGCCGCGTTCGGTTGTTTCCCAACCAGTGTCTTCGCAAAACTCACAGATCATCGTGTCCTCCCAAAAGCTTCTATGGAATCTGCCAGCTCGTCAATAGTGGCCCGTCCGTTCTTTCGAGGGATTAACTCCGGCATTCGGTTTTCGTCCTCGTAGCGCTCGTCGTTTAGCCAGCCTTGCGCAAATTTTATCTTGATCGTGGAATCGGCTGCGCACTGCTTTGAGTACCGCTTAGCTCCTTTGAAAACCTTGACGGCCAACTCGTGAGTATGGACTTTTCGCTCGAAGGTGTCCATCCCAGCTTGTTTGCCATCTCGACCAGGGAAAACGTCCCAGAAGGCATCCCACCATTTCCCGCGCTCTTCGCCCAGCGCCTTGCGAATCTGTTCCGTGGTACGGTGCCCGTTTTTCCGGGCGTGCCCATTCGAGGAAGGGGACGTCAAAACAAGCGCCGTAGGCGCGGGGGGCTTAGGGGGTTCTTCTTCTATAGCAGTAGGAGAAGCAGAAGGAGAGCATTGCACAGCGGATGCACGTGCATCGCTCTGCTCTTTTAATTTCTTGTATTTATCCCATCGCACCGTAGCGGCCTCAGATTTTATTTCAGAAAATTCTTTCGATTTTTCTCTAGAATTTTCCTGTTTTTTGTTAAAAAACCTTCCGTCCCGCTCGAAGAAACAGGGCGAAATCGAAGGCCAAATCTTGGTGACATACCCAAAGGTTCGGCCCATGATAACCGCGAGGCGCTTGAGGTCGGACGGGACGCCGTTGTTGAGCCAGGAATGGTTCAGGAGCCGGATGTAGAATCCGAACTCTCGATCATCCATTGCCTTAACGTTTTCGTCTGTGTCGCAATCCTTTGGATACCATTGGAATGCTGGAGCCTTTTCTGACGTATGGTCTCTCCCTTCGATGAGAGGTGCGTGTGGGCCGGCAGGTCGAAGGTTCATGACCGGCCCGGTCACGCGGAGTCGGGAGCTACCCGACGTGTCTATTTTCGCACGGGCTGCCACCCGAATCAAGTGATACTATCACCGTTTGCGCGTGAAAGCACGTCCTTGAGAGCCCGCGCCACGGTGAAACAGTCGCGATGTCCCGGCTTGCTCATGAACCACTCACGCTGCTCTGAGGGCATTGCCAAGACTTCTGCCTCGGTGGCTAGCAGCCGGTCGCATGCTTCAATGAGACCCTCAACTCTCACTTGGCTCCACACGCAATTGCAAGGGCCTTGCGGCGTTCCTGGTCCACGATCTTGGCGACATGCTGACGGGTGCAGCCAGCTAACTTGGCGATGTCATCGGGGCTCAGCCAAAGAGCCTCACAATGCAGCCGCCAGATGAGCGTTCGGCGGTTGCTGATGGCCAGGCCGCGGGTGGTCATGACTTGCGCTCTAGAGCATCGATAGCGGTGCAGCACGCCAAGCACACGGTACAGTGAGCTGGGTCGCAATCATGTACTGGAGCAGCCTCTAAGGCCCGCTGTATGCTCATAAGCGCCGCCCGCAGCCGCTCGTTCTCACCATCAGCCGCAACTATCCGCAGCGCATCCTCATCTGTTTGGCATTGGCCGACCAGTCGGTCGCCTTCGTACAGGTTGCGCGTGACTTTGGTGCCGGTCCGATAACTCACCTAATTGCCCCAGGATTTACATTACTGCTCCTGCGTGGGCTGGTTCTTGCCACGTTCGCATCCCATCCAGCTTTAATCCTCCACCTTATGGTGCTTTCGCCAAGATCCTTACTACCATATACCTCAGGCTGGCGAAGAAACACCTTGTCGATACTCAGTCCTATCCTTAAACGGCGGCGAATAGTGGTCACCGCTATTCCAGTTTCTCTTGACCACGCAGAAAGCGACTGTCGTTTTCCTTCGTGCTCGATATATGAGCACTGCCGTGTATTATTCTGCTGCTGAATTGGCGTAGCCCATCGAAGGTTTCCAGGCTCATAATTTCCATCGTTGTTGATACGGTCAACAGAATATTCGGGGGAAGGCCTTGGACCGATCTCGGCGAGTAACTCCGAGCAAAAAACCACCGCGCTTGCTTTCCATTCAGGGGACATTTTAATGCCGCGACCGCCGTAGTAATTTCTCTGTTCATACTTCAGAGAATAGCAGCGCTTTTTGATTTGCTTCCACGCCCTATAAAACACACGGGTTTCCTCGTTAGATTCCAACCTAGCCGTTCTAATCGCCATTACGCTTTTGCCTCCTCAATGTGAATCACGGCCCCTGGAACTACAACCACTTCGACCTCCGCATGAGGCCGCTCATCTCATAGTGCGTCTTGAAGCCTTCCACGCTGGCCGGGAAATCGACACTGGCGATCCAGGTGCGAAATCCCCGCGCCCGCTCTTTGTTGTGCCAGTCGAGTTGCGCTTTCGACGGCTTGCCGTTGCGTGCCTTAAATTCTACCCATAACATTTCACATGCGCCCAAATGACCACAATTTCCGCTCATTGGTCTCATGAAAAGATAGTCAGCCATCCCGATCTCGCCGAAGCCCTTGCCGCGGCTCTTGTCGCTTACCGGGTCAGTGCGGAGCGCTCGCCAGCCGTCTTCCTGCATGAGCTTCACACACTCATCCTGTATGTCGTCCTCGCTAGCATCAGGACAGGGCGCGGGTTGCGCCCCCTCGGGTGGTTGCTTAAGTCGCGCGTAGTGCTCGTCCAGTTGCTCTTGTGTCCATCCCATGAAAAGCTCCTAGAACGGCACGTCATCGCTGCTCGCGCTGCCATCGGCCACGGCCTCGGCAGCCGGGTTGCGCTTGTTGCGCTCCTTGCGCGTGCCCTTCTGGTGTGAGCCGCCCATCTCGATAACCGACGCCAGAGGAGCGCCATTCTCGGCGGCGACATCAGCCGCGCTCATGATTTCGGGCTCTGCGATGGCGATAGGCGTTGGGGTCGGAAACGGTGGTGGCGTGATGATAGGCTCCTTCTTCGCCTGCTCGGCATCTTCCTGCGCTTGCGCCTTTTCCTGGAGGTCCAAGACCATCTGGCGATCAGTGTCGGTCATTGCCTTGACCGCGACCTCTTCGCCAGTGTCGTTGCGAATGATGCGCTTCTTTCCCGGCTCTGGGCTATCAAGCTCCACGCGACACTCGATCATGCGGTACTCGAATCCGTTGTCAATGAGTCCGCTAAGTCGAACTACTATACCTTGCTGGAGAGCTATGTCGGCCTTAAGCTGGCTTACTATCTCCTTCTGGCGAAGCTCGATGCTCTGCTGCATCTTACTCGCACGGGCGGATTCTTTAGCCATTTCGGCTATTTCTGAGTCACTGAACTGATACTTCAGGTGCTCCGTGAACTTCTGGTTTTGTTGCACTTGTCTCCTTCGCTCTTACTTCGTTGATAACATCAAACTCTACAGCGTAGGTCCTGAGGCATCGCCAGCAGCGATACCTTCCGTTTATCGGGAGGCTTATAGCGCCGTGAAAGTGTGTGCAGATCCAGCGGCCTATCATTCTGCGTCACGATCCTTGATTTTATCTAGCAGCGTAAGTAATATAAGATCTTTGGGATATAGCTCTAAAATAGCTCGGATTTCTGCGATGATAGCCCTACGCTCTTGCCGAGCCCCCTTTTCTCGCTCAATGTTTTGCAGAGCCGTGCTCATCTGTACATCCTCCTGACAGCCAGGGCAATGCAGCAAAATACGAGGAACAGGGCGATGGGCGCGAATATTCTAAGCATTGGGCGCATCCTTTCCCTGTCGCTTATTGTCTAACTCCATAGCCTCAGCCTGCGTCCACGGCTTAGGGCGCCGCTTGCGCACCGCTGGCGTAGTGCCGTTGCCCGCTGCCAGGCACCGAGTATGCGCGTAGACCATATCCTTGAAGCGTGCCTGCTCCTCTGGCGTAAGGCTGGCCCAGAGCTCGAATGCTGCGGCGACTCGGTCATTACGCTGACGGCTCATTTGCTCACCGCGTGCCAGCAGGATAGAGTTTTCTTCATGATGGTGTCTGGGCCGTTGGGCACATGGATCGAAGAATAGCCGACCTTGTTGACCACGACCGCCGTCTTATAGGCCCAGCACTCCTTCACGTTGTACGGATTGTTGCCGTTGTAAAAGTTGTCCTCGCATCCATCGCACATAGCCTTGTTTGGATAGACATATTCTGATGGATGGTTGAAAGTTCGAGTGATTGTTCCTCTGCCGTGGATGCGCTTGCCCTCGCGCAGCTTGTTGTCTGTGTGGATAGCCGTGCCGTCCACCATTACCAACGCCATGCTACTCATTTGCGCTCCTCTCTCCGCACCCGATTCTCGATGGTCGGGTAGGTCGTAGTGCCATTGGACGCCCCATCCTTGGTGTACGTCAGCCTGGATTGACCGACTCGCTTCAGATCACGTACTCGTTTGTTGGCCTTCATTTTGTCTCCTTCGCTTCTTTGCGCTTCTGATTATTGGCCCGTAGCCTCTGCTGAATCTGCTCCTTCACCTGAGCGCACCTGGGGCACTTACACGGAGAATGTGCCGCCAACAGGTGAGCCGAACTGCGAGAGATGTTCAGCCGCATCTACTTCACCTGCGACCATTCGCGGCAATCGCCGGCCGTTTCGACCACTTCCCAGAGCTTCCCTTGAGAACGCACCTTGTACCCGATTACGTGCTCGATCGCATCTGGCAGGGCGTCAACCTCGGGGATCTGCAACCACGCAACCTCAAGCTCCTGGATGGCCAGCGAAAGTTCCTTGTAGCAGCCCCTGGCCGCCTTTATGCCCTCCGTGGTGGCCGGAAACTGGTTCCCGTAAAGATCGGAGGGATGTGGAGTTTTCTGGTTAAATACCCTGTTTACTCCGGAGGTTGTTACCACGTATATCTGAGCTGGATCTAGGATGAGGAGCTTAGCGACGTCGTTCGTCTGTGTATCGTCGGTGACCGAAATAGCGCTCATCTCCTGTAGTGTTTCGCTGAGTAATCGGCCAAACGCTACATCCGCAGCTAATCCGCTGTCCTCGATGGAAATGGTTTGTTG